CCGCTCGCGTAAATGAGATACGCGCCCAGCGCCACCACCGCCGCGATGACCGCGCCAATCGGCGTGAGCAACAACGCCAATATCGAGCCGATGGCAGAAAACGCAGCCCCGATTGTGGTGACTACCGAAATCAGCGCGCCCATCACGAACCCGATGCCATTGATCAGCACACTCAGCGCGATCAGCGCCACGCCGACCGCAGCCACCGCCGCCGCGACTTTGAGGATCGTCACGAACACCTGCCGGTTCCGGCGTGTCCACTCGATGACCCAAGCAGTCACGCGAGTAAGCCGCTCGGCAACCGTTTGCAGCAGAGGTGCGAGCGAGGCCCCAACGGCGAACGCAATCATTTTCACGCTCGCCCACAGATCGCCGAGTGCGTCCGTGAGCTGCTCGGCGGCCGTTGCGTCCTCTGTGCTGATAATCAGGCCGAGTCGTTTCGCCGCGTCAGCAAATGCGGCCAGACCCGCCGCACCATTCTCAAACATCGGGAGCAACGCCGTGCCGCTCCGGCCAAACAGCACCATCGCCAGCGCGGCCCGTTTCGTCGGGTCGCCGATTTTGCTGATTGCTTCAGCGATCTTGGAAAACTGCTCTTCAGGCGAGAGGCCATCGAGGTCTTTCACCGTCATGCCCAGGTCGGCCAGGCCATCGACCGCGGTGGACAGGCCACGGCCTGCATCGTAAATCGTGCGCTGCATCCGGCGCAGCCCGTTTTCCAATGCCTCAAGCGAAGTGCCAGATCGTGTCGCGGCGAACGACAGCGCGCTCAATGCCTCGACGGATACGCCCGTCCGCCGCGCCATCTTAGCGACGTTGTCGCCGGTCGATGCGAACACTTTCGCTGCACCGATCAGCGGCGCCGCGATCAGCGCACCCAGCCCGGCCACCTGCATACCGATACGCCGGACGCTGGCGCCCCACTGCTGAACCCGCTGATGTGCACGCCGCAGCCCCCGCACGAGCTTGCTATCCTCGGTGAATAGCTCGACGAACGCGCGACCGGCTTTGATTGCCCCAGCGGTGACAGCCATCTCTTATCTCCGCATGCCCTTGCACATCCTCTTGAACTCGCGAATATCGCCGCTCACCTGGCGGGCCTGGTCTACGTGCGGGTTGAAATCATCCGGCACATAGGCGCGGCTGTGCTTCGGGTCGCGATTCGCATTGGCGATCATCGCGAGGATCGTCGATGTATGCGCCCATTGGTCGCGGCCGCGACCCTCGGCAACCCACATCAACTCCCGTAATGTAAGCCCGTCGCAGTCTCGCCCGACGGCCCCGGCGATTCGATAGATGTCCCGCCAGATGTTTCCATCGCATGGCGGACTGTCTCCTCGACATCCATCTTCTCGATCCGCGTCTCTGCCGCGACGCTCGCGGCGGCCAGTATCGCCTGTTGTTTCGCGACCGCCCTGGCCCTGTCGTTGCGGCCGCGGCTCTGGAAAAAATCCACGAGCTCCGCGTAAAACGCATCCTGTGCCGCCAGCAGGGTGCGGCCGTCGAACCCGGCCCGCACATCATCATCCGTCACCTTGTGCGCCTCGAACTGATCTTCCAGCAGAGCGCACAGCACCTCGCCCAACAGCACTTCATCAGTGCCGATTCGAGTGAGCAATGGCGGGTCGCCCGATTCCGGCTGCAACAAATCCACGCCGAGCTTGTCCCGCACGAGCTTCGCCGAGCCGAGCGTGAGTCGTATGCTCCACGCCCGGCCCTGCGCATCCGTGAACGATTTCATACCATCTCCTTCTCAAAGCAGGCGATTACGATCCGGCCTCGACCTCGACCCACTCGTCCCATTCCGTGAGTTTCGCGGTGACATCAACCTTGATCGATTCAGCATTCGACTCGGTGCGGTTGAACCGCGTGATCGAGAACGAGCCCTTGGGGCCTTGTGCCCCAACAGTTGCCGCCAGCCCGTCGAGCGCGCACAATTCGATCTGCGTCCCATCGAGAAACGCATCGCGAATGGCGAGCATCGCGGTGTCATCCGGCAACCACTCCATCCCCCATTCGAGGGTGAGCGAACGCAGGCCCTGCGCGGTAGCCGACCAGCCGCTATTTGCGCGAGTCGTCACATCCGCCTCGGTCGCATCCATTGTGCCGGTCAGGTCGCGGACATTGTTCGCCACCGCCAGGCTAGCCAGCGGATCGCCCGCGTCGCCGTAGTACAGTTTCGCATCGATACCGAAATAATACGTCGTCGCCATGTTGCCATCTCCTCATGTTCTAATGCTATCTCGCCATTGCGGCGGCAGCTTTGCCAGTTCCGATTGAAATGCCGGAGCCATGAACGGCCGCGGCTTAATGTGTACGACTACATCGTACGGCTCATCCGACCACCGCGTGTACTTCGTCATCGTCGCATAACCGCCCTCTTCGAGCAGGCGCGGCACTTCGCCGCGATGGAACGCCACGGGCCCGATGACCACATTCCGCGCGTCTGGGGCAACCGCGAAATACATCAGATCGCGAAGGTGGCCGGCGTGTGCGGAGGGCGGCTGGCCGGGCGCCGAGCTTTTCTTCCGCCGCCGCATCGAGGTCTTTGCCGTCTGCCGCACGAATGCACCAAATCTGCGCAACTTTGCATGGCGCGTTTTCTTGGCGCGCTTGAGCACGGCCTCTTCCTTGAACTCGAACTTCACGTTGAACCCGATCATTCGCCCAACTCCGCAATCAGCGACACGGTAATCAACACGGTGCACGCGCGAATGGTGATGTGCTCGGCGGAATACTGCGGTGCCTTTGCCACGTCGATTACGCGGGCGTCGGCAAAGGTGCGCGTCCGCTCGATCCACGCGAGTATTTCGTCGCCAAGGCGCATCAGCCGCCCGATTTCCGCATCGGTCTCGACCCGCTGTTGCAAGCCGATCTCTACCGTCAGCCGCTCGTATTGATGTGCCCGTGTCACCCGCACAATGTCACTGCCGCCAGGTACCACGCTCACACGCAAATCTTCCAAGTCGCGCAATTCAACCTGTGGCTGGTACGTCACGATCGCCTCGAACTCACGCGAGAACGATTCCTCATTCAAGCCCACCGCGATTGCGGCGGCTACGTTCGCGATAGTGCTCTCGTCGGCTATCGGCGCCCAGGCGGTCGAGCGCCAGAAACCGCCGGTGAGGGTTGCGACGTAATCAGCGAGCGCTACGCCCATCAACTCACCGTCCTTCCGACCGCCGTAACGGCCAGAGTGTAGAGCACCGTAGTGTTGTCGGTGTCGTAGAACGTCCACGTGCCCGCCGTCGTGTCGATCACGACCTTGCCGCGTGCGAAAGCCCGCAACTGCCGGTAGCTGGCCAGCCCCTCCAGCACTTCAGCGGTGAGCAGTCCGGCCGCGTCAATGGCTGCTTGCGCCCCGTCTTGCGCGGCTTGCTCGACTACCTCCGCCGATATGTCATTAAGCGCCGCGATTGCCGAATCTACCGCGTCGATACGTGCGTCCATCTCGGTTTTTGTCGGGCCATCGTAATCGGATAGCGCGGCGGCGGCCGCGGCCTGCACAGCGTCGGAGTCCAAGTCGTTCAGCTCGACGATGCTCGTCGCGAGGTCGCTCAGTCGACTCGTGTCGATCCGAAAACTATCGATGGACGCCTTCGCCGCGACACCGCCGACAGTAGCCGCGATCGTGATCTCGACGTGATCGCCGTCGGCGTAATCGTCGGGGATCGCGCCTGTGACTTTGTAGCGGCCGGTCGCGAGCTTCGTGACGGTCAGCGTGTTGTCCCAACCCGTGGGCGAGGAGCCATCGTCTACGCCATTTTTCGTGACGGTCGCGACGGGCAGCGTATCGGCGTCCGTCGCAATGCCGCTGTTGAATGCCTGCGTGGTGAATTGTTTGTAGTAGTTGTCGCCCGGCTGGTAGCTCACTGTATGACTCCTGATCCGATCACATGTGCACCGCCGCCGCCCGCGCTCGGCACAGTCCATGCAGGTTGCACGCGCCCAGCGATTGCCGCGCGCCAGCAGTCCGTGTCGCCGCCATCGATGCTCGCGCCCTCGACGCTGAAATCTTTCACCAGGACATTCGCGCCCGCCGCATAATCCTTCACATACACGCGAGCCGATACCCAGATTTCCTCTTCGGTGCCGCCGGTCGAAGTCGCCGTGTAGTTCACCGCCGCCGTTGTGTAGTTGCCATCGCTTAGAGTCGGGGCGTGAGTTGCCAATGTGCCGTGAATACCGGCCGGGTCAACGACCAATACCACGTCGCCAGTCAAGCTGGCAAACGCCGCCGATTTCACCTGCGCCGATACCGTCACCGTGTCGCCCGTTTTGCAGGGGAACTGCCACCAGATCGAGGGGAAGTTGCCGTAAGCATTTGCGGCGTTCGCGTCCGGCACGGTGATCTGATATTCGCCAGCCGCAATCGTTTCGATCAACGGCGAGTGCCATTCGGTGTGCACGGCAAAGTAGTCGCGGTCGAGGAGCCATCCGCCGGAATAGCTGCGTTCGCCGATCTCGATCACGGTGCCGCTGAGTTGGATGAAAATCGGCGTGCCCTCGATGTCGTTCGCGCATCCAACGAGCGTCGCGCGCGCTCCGCTCAACACATACAACCCGCGCGTGGGCGAGGAGGCCGTGCCGGACGATGTGCGACCAATTGCACCGCCCTCGAACCGCGTGTCGCCATAGCACAGATACACGGCTGCCACACCAGCGTGGCCCGTGAAATAGCAGTCGCGGAACGCGAGGTCGTTGCATCGCTGCACCTGCGCGCAATAGTTCGAGGTAGTCACGAAATTGCAGTCGCGGATGTGCACGTTATCGCCCAGACAGTCATAAAGTTGGATCGGCAGCGCCGCCGTGATCGTGCAATCTTCCATCCATAGTGCACTTTCAGTAACGATCAGCGCTGTGCTTGTGCCGGTGATGTCGCAAAGCTGCAAGTAGCGCCTCGAGCCGGGGTTCGTGTCGTTCCACACCATCGAGGTGCCCCCGAGAATGATCTTCGCCCTTGCATTGGAATGACCACGTATCTCGAAAATATTCCCTGCGATCTGTGCAAACGAGCCATCTTCAATGTCCAGTGTCACGCCGCCTGCCGTCGTGGTGTAGATGTGCACATTCGATAGTTCGTCGGTTTTCAGCACGGCGCTGTCCTGCTCTGTCGTGTTGCCCCGAAACCGCACTTCGCCAGTCCATCCTGGCGGTGATAGAAATCGATTGCACCAGAGTGTTGCCGGAGGAGTGCTTCCGGGCGCGTAGTCCCTCCCATTTATCGTGAGGACAACTGCGGCGCTGAACTGGACATTAGCCAGTTTGCCAGCGTCCGTTTTCTCGTCGGTCGTGATTGTCATCGCATGCGCAATCGTGATGGGATCGTCCGTGGCGTCCGGCTTGCGGCCCAGCGACCAGTTGGCGCCCGTCTCCCAGGCGCCGGCTGCGCGTGTCGTATTAGCGGCCATCGGCGACCTCCGTAGTCACAGCTACCGCCCCATCGATCTCGCCCGCGAGAATGCGTTTGCGGGCCGCTTGCAAGCGCTCGATGTCCGCATCGATCTCGGCCACCCGGCGGTCGCGTTCATCCACGCCCACGCGTGCCTCTGCCAGCCGGATCGCCAGCGCTTCCGCACGCGCCAGGCAATCCCGCTTCGCTGTCGCCAGCAGCGTGTCGCGCTCGGCCTTCAGCCACTTCCGCCGTTCGTCTGGCTCTTGCGGTGGCGCGAGCTTGGCCGTGGCGATAATCGCGTCGGACGGCACGAATACACGCTGCATCAGCGTGGCGGTTGTCCGATCCCAGGCGTCGGCGACAACCTCAAACTCCATCGTCGTGCCGCCCATCGTCTGCCGCGCGCGGATCAGTTTCGCTGTGGCCATGTTAACTCCCGTACAGCATCCGAACAATCATCGCGCTAGCAATCGAAACGACCACCCCAAACAAAACCCAACACGCTTTCACCAAGCCGGCGACCCGATCTTCCAGCACGGCAATGCGAGTCGTGACACCCGGCGACGTGCCGTTCTCGCCGCGCAGCAGCCTGTCCAGCCGGGCTACTTTTACCCCCACATCAGCCACGCCCAACTCCAGCCGCCCGAATGCCGGCTGGCAAATCTTCTCGTACTGCTGCTGCTCTTGATCCACAGAGTGACTCCTATCCGATTATCGCCGTATGAATCCGATAGCACGTATCCAGCGCAATAGCCTGGTAGCATCCGATGCCGCCAATATCCACCACCTGGTAGATACTGCCGCCCGGCGTGATTTCGATGGTATCGCCCACACGCGGCCGGATCGCTGCACCGTCGATCTCCATGTCGCTCACCAATACAATGAAATCCATCGTGGCCGCCTGCACCGTGAACCCGCCCTCGTCGCTGCGCTCGTACGGCGTACGCCCGCGCGTAGCCCGCATCTCTATCGTATCGTCGCCGCGATGGTAGGTGATTGCCACGCTGATACTCTCGCCGCGCACGCGGTTCAGCATGTCGGTCGCCCGCGATAGAATATCATCGCTCATGCCGTCACCTCGCAAGGGGCGACGGTGCCCCGGCAGGCGGAAGGAGCAGCACCGGCCGGGGCGACCGTCTTGGTGGCGGGCGCCTGTATCCCCAGTATTTCAGCCAACATTTTGCCGTCTGCCAATTCATCGATCCGCCACTGTCGAGCGGCCAGCCATTCGAGGAAATTGCGCACAGCCGCCGTCCCGCCATGCGGCACCCATCCATCGAGCATCCGCCGCATATCAGCAGCGATTGTGGCGAGCGATGTTTTTAGCGCCACGCCCGCGATGGTATAATTCGCCGGGCCGAACGCGAGAACGGGAACACCCTGCGCTAGTGCCTCAAGGCCTGCAGTGGAATTGATCGTGATCACGAATCGGGCGCCGGCTATCGCGTCCGATAGCGAGCCCCCGCTCTCTTTCGTGCGGGTGTACCCGGTGCGATCATCGCCCGCCTGCACCCGCAGGATTGTTTTGTGGCCGCGGCGGATCGGCGGCCAACACAGCGGATGCGGCCGGAAATACACCGGCACACCATGCGGCATCGCACCAGCTACCGCGCGCTGCAAAGGCAACGGTCCCTGCATCTCGCTCTCCCACATCTGCGAATCGTTCGGCACCTGCCCGATCACCAGCACGTATCCGTGATCGCGCGCGCGCGTCTCGCGAATACCATTCGGGAAGAACTCGCTCAACCGCACCGCACCATTGGCCGGGGCCGGTTCGCGCAACCGCTCGACCCACGACGCCCGGTGTTGATTGCCGCGCGGGTCGATCTGGAAGTATTCATTCCGCCGCCAGAAACCATGCTCGCAAAACAGCCGTCGCGCACCGAGCTTCTGCGCCGCAGTCATGCTGTCACCGCCCGCCGTCGGGCGCACACCGTTCCATGCGGCCACGATGTCGGGAGTGTCGCTCAACTGATCGAAATTGCGAGCCGCGGGTGCATAGGATTCCACGCGATAGCCGAGGCGTTCGAGGCCCTGGCCCAACGCGCCGAAAAAAGACTCCTGCTGCTCGAACCACGGCGGATCGGCTGCGGGAATAGCGGCCAGCGGTTGCGTGGAAATGGCCGCATCAATTTTCGCCTCGTGCAACGCCGCCCACAAGTGCAGCCCGCACGGCAACTGCCCGCCCGTATCCGGCAGAATCGCACGGATAGTCCGCACATCGCCATTGCGAACCGCGCGAAACATCCGCGCGGCCTTGTTCGGCTTGACGCCATACCACCAACATTCGCTCGCGATCTCCACCCAATCTGGATAGGTTCGCGCGAACCTGGTGAGCAATTTCGGGCCCCAGGCGCCCCAACCATCTGCCGCATTGTGTTCGGCATCGTTACGATGCGGGGTGGCCATCAGCATCCGGTTGAGCGCCTCCCAGCCGGGCCAGTCGCGGGTCACAGCCAGCACCGCACCGTTTAACCACGAGATGCTTCCTTCGCGAAACTGCTGCCCCAGATACATTCGTTCGCCGTCCAACGCCCACGCGCGAACTACATCATCCAGCGGGCGCATCGGAAAAATGTCCACGTCGAAATACCAGCCGCCATGCTGCTGCAAAATCGAATAGCGCAACAAATCGCTTTTCTCGGCGGGATGCTCCAGCGAATCGTACATCTCGCGATACTGCTCGGCCAACGCATCTTCGCCATGCACGATGATCTCGTACGTCGGGTTCAGCCGCTTGAACTCGTCGATATTCGCGGCCGCCCAGCCGGGCATCTCTCGGCCAAACCACACGAAATGGATCACACGCGGGATCATTCGACTTCCTTCCTCAGCCACCAGCTATGCGCCTCGCCTACAGGATGATAGCTGCGCCTGCCGCTCGGCAGGCCGCCCACATGATGTTGAGTGATCGCCAAGTCACACTCGGCGAATGCCGCCTCGCAATACGCGCGATCCATCACCAAGCTGTGTAGGTCGTCGCGCGGCTCGTCGGCCAGGTCGAAACTCAGCCACGCAAACCCGCCATCACGCAGGTACGTCGCAATGTTGCAAATGGCCAGCGTGAAGTCGTACACGTGATCCAGAGCATTCCGCGAAAACACCACGTCAACCGATTTTGCCAATTCGCAATCGAGCGATTCCATCGGCCGTGATAGCGCAATATCCGCAAGATCGAGATTGTGCCCGGCCACCTGCCGGTACTCGCTCAGCAGCGGATCAAGCGCAATCAGCTTCGATACGCCCGTAAACCATGCGGCCATGAGGCCCGGCCCGCAGCCTGCATCCATCACTACGCGGCCGGCGAAATCATCTCTGGCAAATCCCCAATGTGTCCACTCGCGACCCGCATCCGTCTCCAAATCGATTATGTGAGCCTGCTGCAAGTGGAATCCAAGCTCGCCAGGCTGAGCCTGGCGCTCCCACTGCTCGCGATCTATCTTGCCCGTGGCCATTCCTGCTCCTCGAAAATGAGGCGGTCGCGTCGCGCGGGGCGCTGCTATAGGCGACCCCGCGCGACGCGACCCCAGGGCTACTGACTCACTCGGACATCGACAGTGGTGTCGGACACGCCAGCAGCCTTGGCCACTTTGCCCAGCTGCTTGTGCGTCGATGCCGTCGCCGTCACCTCTTCGTTCGTCGCATCCCAGTATACGATCGTGCCGACGGGCAGGGCCGTGCCGCTGCCGGTATCCTTCGGCATGCGAAACACGCCGCTGACCGCCAGCGCACCGAGCGCATTCGCAGAAATCGGGTGAGTCGCAATGCCTACCAGATCGACCTGCACCACCACATCACCGGCGTCGACCGCGCTGCCAGGCGTGTAGTCGATGTAGTCGCCAACGGAAACAAAAGTCACATCAGACATGATTCATTCTCCTTTGTGTTGGTTGTGCCTTACGCGGCGCCCTTCGACTTCAAGCCCGCGCGGTACTCGGCCAGCGCGCAACCGAAATCGTAATAACACCGCCACGAGACGCCCAGCGTGTCCACGTTCTGATCGAGGCCGAAATACTCCACGATCGGTTCGGCCTGGCCATTGAGGTACGCGATCTCGCAGGCGGGCAGGTCGGCGGGATCGGCCAGCAGATACCACGCGGTATTGCTGCCGTCGTCGTAGGTCGCGCCAAGCAGCGTGGTCGACATCGGCTCGAACGCACCCTGCCACACGTTCTGCGCGGGGTCGCGTCGCGCCGCACTCGTGCTGGCCAGCCCGGTCGCCAGCAGGTACTGCGAGCTCATCAGCTCTTTCGCGGTCACCTTGAGCGCGGATGGCACGAGCAGAATCTTCGGCTCGACGAGGATCGGATCGCCATCCGGGCCGGTCTGGTCCGCGAACATCTGCACGGCAGTCGCCAGCGAAGAACTTTGCAGGTTCGTCGCGGCACCCTCGAAGTAGTTGCCGCGCGCGGTCGTGAAGTGCGAGGCACCGGCGCCGGTCGCGTTGAACAGCGCGAACATCGCCCGCTCGCGCGCGATCGCGGCCTTCCGGCCAATCGCCTGGGCGGCCTGGCTGAACGCGCCAAGCTCGTCGTTGATCAAATCCTGCCGCGTGATGGTGAGCACAGCACCGCGAGTCTTGAGTTGTCGCGTGTAGCTCTCCTCGCTCATGTTCATGTGCTTCAACTCGCCGTCCGGCGCGATCTCTTCGAGGTCGCCATTGAGCGCCATCGAATACACCGTGTGCGAGTGAAAGTTGACGTGCGAGGCCGTGCGCGCGATGCGCGGCACCACCGCATTGATTCCGCTGAACGCAGCCGCAAGCGCCTTGTTTGCGACAGGGCCGAGAATGCCCGGCATGTCCACCGTCGAAAATGCCGCGCGAATCCAGTCGCTACCGCGCAACGTCGAAATCTCGCGACCTTTCGCGCGAGCGGCCAGGTCGACCACACCACGCAGCCCGCACTTGCTGATCGCTCCGGCGTCGTTCACCACCTGCTCGCCGTATTCGGCCAGCAGGGTTTTGTCGTCGGCGATCCGCTCGTGCATGCACAAGGCCGCGGCCAGCACGGCGTTCGAGGTGGATTCCCGCTGCCGCTCATCATTGCCAGAATCGGGCGGCAACGGACGTTCGGCCCGCATGACTTCCAGTTGGGCCTTTTCCACCGACCATTTCTCGCGCAGCGCCTTGGCTGCGATGTCCAGATGGTCGCCACATGCGGCCTGAATCGCGGCCGCTCGTTCCAGCCTCGCAGCGATTTCGGATTCCACATCCGGCACGGCAGGCGTTACGGCGGCCGGCTTCGCCTCCGCAACGACTTCCTGCGGCTGATCGTTTCCCGATGCCTGTTCGGACATATTCTGATTCTCCTTTTCCTGCGCGGCAACGCTGGTATGCGTGTTCATATCCGCGCCGATTTCCACGAAACTGATCTCGGCCAAAATGGCCTCACGCACGATCTGGCAGGGGCCGCTCACGTCGCGGCCGTTCACCTTTGCCATCTTTTTCTCTGGAAGAAATTGGCTGCGCACAACTCGCGCGCCGATGCTGGCCTGCCACGGGAACCCCTGCTGCGCGTCGGCTACAACCTCGCGGGCATACCGGCTGGTGCACGACACCACCCCGTCAGCTGCGATCTGCCCGCCCTGGGCGTCTACGGTCACACTGGTCGAATGGCCGATCCGGTGATGGTGCCCCTCGCGGATCGGGATTTTCTGGCCCCGCACAACCAACCCGGCCAGGTCGATCACTACCGGCACAGGGAACGAGCCGACCGACATTGGCCCGCCTGTATACGCGAGCATGTGGAATGTCGGAAGCGCCGCGCTTTCGCCCTGCCCGGCCGCGGCTGTGATCTGCAATTCCGCATCGCACAGCAGGTCGACCCTTTTCTGTTCATTCGATTTTGCCATTTGAGCTTGTCCTTTCGCTTGCGATTCGCAGACCGCCTGCCGCTGTCCGGCGTCCGGGAACTCGCGAACCATCACATCATCAGCCATGCAGCGCTGAATGAACGCCTTGTGCTCTTCACCTTCTCTGCGTTCGGGGAGCGGCATGGTTACTCCTCATCCTCTTCAGGATCGGCAGCCGATTCAGAACCTGCCTCACCTTTGCTGAGCGGAATGCCGAGTTCTTTCATCAATTGCAATTCCTGCGCTCGCGTCTCAAGCGCTACCCGCACGTCAATGCCCCGCTTCGCGTACTCGTACGTGAGGGTCGTCGTATGATTCGCGAGGCGGCGTTCCTGAGCTTGCGCTTCCTTGGCCGGGTCGACATGCTCGTGTCCATCCCAGTACCACTCGTGCGGATACTGTGCGATGTTGTCAAACCGAAATACGTTCGACGCCTCCTGCGCCCACTTCGCAAATATCCGATCCAGCAGAGCGATGCCAACATGCGCCTGCTGCACCATCAATGCGCGATAATACGTCTGATGATCCAGCCGGCCCGAAGCGTAGTTGTAGCCGCTCGAATTGCCAGCCGCGATATTGAACGGCATGTTCAGGCACCGCGCGATTTCGTTCAACAATTCGCGCTTGAAGTCCCCATACACCGTGGTCTTCAACAATTCGCGCTTGAAGTCCCCATACACCGTGGTCGGCTGTTCGGCCTTGATCTGCTGCGCGCCCCATCCCTCCGGCGCGAACATCCCCATGTTGCGCACCAGCTCGATTTCAGTGAACGGCTCGACCGTGGATTCCTGAGCATCCCCGGGCGGGGTATTCGTCGAAAAAATCAACCCGAAATTGGCGGCCGTCTCCGCCGCAGTCAGCACGGCGAGCGTGTACCGGCGCAACTGGGCGAACAATTCCAGTGCCGGGGCGAGGTGCGATATACCACGCCGTTGGCCTGGCCGATCCTCGCGATACCAATGCAGCACCGAGTCGGCTGGAACCTCCTCGACATTGCGGTTGATCTGGAATTGCCTGGAGTTCGGGTGATGGGACATGATGCGATACAGCACGGGGTTGCCATACTCATCATATTCGATTTCGGGCTGTAAGGACTGGCCGCCCGTAACCATCGCGGGCGCCGCGACCTGGTCCGCTTCCACCAACCGCACATCGAGCTTGATGTCACTGTCGGCGGCATAATTGGAGAACAGCACGCCGAACGATTCGCCGTCGGTGGTCAACGCCATCGCCATTGTGCGCAGCTTCTCGGCGAGCGCAATAGCACTTGCCCACTCGGCGAACCTGGCCTCGATCTCATCGTTTCGCGCGTGATCCGGCGAATGCAGCTGCAACTTCGGCCCGGTGCCGATGGTGTCGTTCGCGAGCGTTAGCACGATGCCGCGAGCGTAGGAGTTGTTCGCGACCTCGTACCGGGCGCGATTGCGGAGCGTCTGCCGTGTCGCGGCGTTCGTCGCGTCGGCGGGCGACAGATTGTCCGCCGCTGCCCAGTGCCTCCGGTTCTCCGCCGTAGTCTGGGCGGCATCATACCGAGCGCGCACATGCCGCTGATACGGGCTGATGATCTGCCGCGTTTTCCGGCTCCACGGCCACCACGACATAGGCTATGCTCCCGGCGGGATGATTCGGAACAGGTGGCCGCGCAGGATTGCAGTCGGCGAACTACGTCGCGCCAATTTCATCGCGAGGTATTTGTCGGCCTCGATCAGGTCTCGGAGTGAGCGCTGTTTCGCGCTCACGCCATCGGCCGCTGCGCTCTCAGGTTCGAGCGCTCCCTCCTCGATTCTCGTCTCGATGTCGTCTGGCATTGGCAATCCCCCTAATTCAGTACTGCAATTCCACATAAGAAGATGACACGAAAAAACCCGCATTGCAAGCGCAAAACGGGCAGAGTCGGCCTAATCACTCATTTCGTTACGTATTTAGACTTTCAGGCTCCTTTTTGCTCATATGTCGTGATCCGCCTGCCGCAGTTGCGGCACTCGCGCCGGCGCCGGATTTTGCCGTTCAGCGCACGGCGGGTGTAAATCACCCGCAGGTCGCGGCATCCACAATTCGGACATTCAAGGCCCCGAATGTCGGTATCTGCGTGCATATCATCCCCTCTGCCCGCACCCTTGCCCCGCCCTCAGCCGCCGTATCTCGTCAGCCGTGTAGATTTTCCGTTTGCGGGCCGGGGCCTCCGTGCCCGGCACACAAACACCCTGCATGCTCGCCGCCGCCGCACAGCCCACCAGGCAATCCAGCCAATGGTTGTCGGGACGCTCAGGCCGCTGCTTCCACTCGTCTACCACGCGGCCGCGACCCTCGGTTTTCACGCGATACTCCGCCGTGAGGTGATCGGCGAGTAGGCGGTGTGCCTCCGGCTGGCGCCCGAAAAGCGACAGGCAGCCCCGGTCGCCCATCGGCACTGCGAGCCGCGCATGCACTGCGCTTTTCCAGAAGTTCGTGTCGTACACCACGTGCCGCACCGCCCGCCTACCCGCCTTCGGTATCCGCCAGTTCAGGCCCACACGGTCACCGGGACTGTTCGTGTACTGATCAAACGGCCGCGATCCGGCCCCTACATACCGCCCGTGGCCAGGCATCAGCACCGCCGCATGCGGACTCTGCCGGCAGAACTGATAGACCACGTCCGTGCTTTGCCCCCAGTTCGCGTCGATCACGCAACGTTCGATCCTCAGCATGGCCCCGTCGTCTCGCCGCCACTCACGGCCCAGATAGTCGGATGTCAACTTCTCAAGCCCCGCGTAAATCGCACCTTCCAGCCCCACGCCCCGCTTAGCCATCGCGAGGGTGTGCCGCGCGTCCTTGAGCGTAAAATATGATATGCTCTGCTCAGGATACGTCCCGTAGTCCACCACGTAGCCGGTGAAATCGTCCTCCCACGCGGCCACGACGTAGAACAGCAGCTTCTGCTGCACGTCGATGAACATCGTGAGGTGGTTGCTGCTGATCGGCACCTCGAAACGTTTCATCCCGTTGACCTTGCTGGCGATCTGATCACCGTTCAGCAACCCATCATCTTCGGCAACATCTTCCGGCAACGGCTCGTTCTGATATTCCGCGAAGAACGCCGCCTCGTCCTGCAGTCGCAGGTTCATCGCGTGCTGGATAGCGGATGCTTCGTCGTGGTTGAACCGCTCCGGCCAGGCGACGACGGCGCCCGCGTCCATCGCCTCGCGGTTCTCCACGTAAAACGCCGTCGCGTCCCGGAGGTCGCCACGCACGCGCAAGCTATCAGCCCGAAGCTCGGCGTACTTCTCCCACAGTTTCTCGTTCGTCGGGAACTCGTAAATCAGCTTCGTGCGCTCGCCGTTCCAGTCCGGGTGTTTGTCGTTGTTGAGAATGTTGTCCGCCATGTCCCCGGGCCGGATGATGGTACAGGGCATGATGCCGGAGATTTTCTTGCCGGGGCCGGACAGGCCCAGCACGGCGCCCGCCAGGACACGCTCGCGAGTCGCACACTGCGACAGCGACCGAGCCGACTCGTCCGTCTGCGGATCGTCGAGCACCACGAGGCTGGGCCGCACCGTCTTGCCATCGGCCCGCTTGTACTTCATGCCACGGATACGGCCGGTGATTCCGGCCACCTTGATGATCGCGCCGGATGCCACGCTCCCCGGAATCGTCGGCAGGATCATCTCATTCGCGAGCCAGCCAATGTGCGTTCGCTCGCCGAGGTACAACTGACCTGAGCAACGATGAGCAATGCCCTCAAGCGCCCGCACCGGGAAACATGCCTCCGGGAAATCATCGTTCAGCAAGTCGTTGCCCTCGACCTCGGCCTTGATGCTGTCGAGCATTTCGCCCGCATGCGCCTCGCTCGCGCCGATCAGGCACACGAACTCGTGATGGCCGTAGAGCACAGCCCACACACAGGCGCACTCGGCAAGCGTGGTCTTGCCTGTCGCCCGCGGCATCGCCATCGCGAACAGCCCACCGTGTAGCACGGCCTGCTCGATCTTCGCGATCACCCGCAGGTGATCCGGAGACCACGGCAGATGATATGTTTGCGAAAAGTATGACTCACAGAAGAACCGGAAGTCCCGCTCGGCTCGGCTGCGTCGAGCGGGATCGACAACGGCGGGTATCTCCCCGATGTCGCGTCCGGTGAGCGATATGTCGCGACTGCGGCGAGCCGCAGCACTGCGAACAATATCATATTCGCTGGCCTGGTGTTTCGGCATTCACGCTCTCTAATCTGGTATTCCTATACCTAAATAAAGAAACTTAGTGCCAGTTTGGC